GTCAGCATCTTCAGAGACTAGGCGCTGTAAATATAAGTGATCATTTTGCGGGATATCATAACGCACTTCACAATCTATCGTTGTTCTACGTCTACCCGACAGGCCCGCCGCGCCATCATCTTCAGGCAACGACACGACAGAGAGTTGAAAGTATCGAGTAGAATTAAAGCGTTGATCTAATGAGCTTACAGCGCCGTTAGCTCTACTATGACAGACAAAGCCATGATGAGTGTCTGTCTTTGGCTCGATGCTCATGATCTGATCTTCGAGAAAAGTTAGCGCGGAATAAATACCCTGGCTCATTTCAACAACTTCTTCCTAATCTCAATATCTATAGATCTCACTAAAACATCGACATCTTTTAAACTCAAGCCTAGGAACTCTCGAGTCTCATTAACTGCAAAACCATATTGTGCATGATGATTTAGACCGATAATAAAATATGATGGAGTAGCTTTGTGGACAACAAAACTGTTCATCATATTACCGCTGAGAACCAAGTCAACTTCAGCACTATCTGAGGATGAGCCGCGTTTTCTCGATTCGTGTTTGTATTGTCTATAACCACCCGCATAAAATACGCCGCCCTTTCGTTTTGATCCTCCTTTAGGCTTTAAACGCGCTCCCTTTTTCGCAACATATAACGGTGTGGTTGAGTACTCTTTAAAGGGTATTCCATGAGCATCTAGACCTTTTGATGTTCTTAATTTAATCGCTGCTAGCGTGTTCATAGCTAAGCGCATCGAGTCCTTTTTAGTCCATAGCGATCTCGGTATATTTAAATTAACTAACGTGGCCATGATTAATGCCTCATGCCTCTAGCGATTTTGAAAAATGCATCATTATCGCTTTTAGTGTAGTTCTTCCAAGAGGCTCTGAAGTCTGTAGAGCTTCCCCCTTCACGTCTTAGATTCTCCTCACCTGCATCCACAACGCCATCACCATCGAGGTCAAGAGTGACAGATCTTAAAGCTAGGTCGAGCATCTCATGATATCTAGCTCTCATATTGTCAGCCGCGTCAAACTGCATATTCATCTCATAGATGTGAGCAGCTGCACAGTAGACGTGAGCTCTCTTGAATGACTGTTGATTGAAGACCTCATCTTCAGTGATGCTATCTGCTATCACATGATCTCTAATAGCTAGTATCATCTCTTCAAGTGATGCTTTGATCTGAGGAGCTAGATCACTTTGACGGCGTGGGATCATGTCCGCCAAATTAGCCATAGATCCCACAAGCTCATCATGATTCAAACCTGTATCGAAAGGTCGAGGAGTAACTTTTAGTAGTCCAGTCTCAACACGCTTAGCGCCCACGATATCATCATAAGCGATGGTGTAGGGATAGACTCCTGATGTACCTGTGTTAGCAGATCCAATGTCAACATAGCTCATAGCAAAGTTTAGAGTTGCTGATGTAGACAGATCAATCTCTCTTGGTAGAGGCTCGGCTAGTAGAGCAGTGCCTGTTACGAGTCTAACCACCTTCACTGCATAGTATGTATCAGCTGAAGTCTTAAGATATGCTCTGACTTCATCACGCTCGAGCGCTGATCCTATGGCTCCACTAGTTGTGAGTGTGCGTCTATCATTTGCTACAGCTGTGATCGTTACATCAGCTCTGCTCTGTGCAAAGATACCGCTAAAGTCTCCACCAGTGAACTTGACTGTTAGCGTTGGATTGTTCGTATATGGCTCTTTTGGATTCCACACGAAGTGAGCATCTTGACTTGTGATTACTTTTCTCATCTAGATACTTTCAACTCTCTGTTGTGTCGTTCGCTGCATTGATGTCACTGCCTGATGCAAGTGTCAGCTCAGCAGCTTCAATAAATGACTCTGTAATAGGGCTCCAACTGTGCCTGCAATTATATCCACCACATGAAGTTTTGACTGCTAAACCTTGTTTGTTATTAAGCTTCCGCATCTGCTTATCATCAACAACTTTATTGATAAGAGACTTGCAGAATTGCCTAGTTAAATCATCTTGCGGGCCTGTGTAGAGATAGTTAGTAAGTCCTAATTCATCCGCCATCTTAGCTGTAACAGTCCTACCAAATTGACTGATCCTAGTTTTGACCTCTGTTAGCTGTCGTCCTTCAGATTGCTCTAGCCTTATATTGAGATCACTTTTAACTATTGATGCTGGTATTTCTGTTGATATCGCTAGAAGCGCATCTCGGGTAGCTCGCTTAAAATCAGGGATGATCACATCTTCAAATACAGCGCTTGCCTGCTGCGCTTGGATAAGGTCGAGTTCAGGAAGCATCTGAGGATCATATTCTAAACCCAAAGCCTCAAATGATTTCTCAACAACCGCTCTTATCTTGTCTGATGATTCAATAAAATCATCTATCGCTAGACCTAATCCACTTCTTAAAATTAGGTCTAGGATTTGTTCATCATCAAAGCTCAAGAGGAGCTCAGGCTCTGTTGATCCAGATGCCATCTCAATAATAGTCACTAAGCCCTTTCGAGCCTCAGCTAGTGACTTCTTAAACTTACGCTCTGCTTGAACTTCAACAACGAGTTGATCTCGTCTCGATCTAACTATTTGAGCCACCGGCCCACGCTGACCTTTCACTTGTCGTGTAAGATCTGCGATGGCCTCTTGATCAGCATCTATCTCGCTGAGATGGTGGTGACTCAACATTTAATTAGGTCAAGCAGTTTGTTACGACATAGCCAAGAGATGCATCGATGAGCTTCATCGTGTGTACTTCCTCAGCAAAGACATATCGGCGCGTTGAATCTAAGCTGTCATATTGACCAGCCTGAGCACCACCAAACTCAAGATTTAGAGCAGCTGTAGGCATTGCTTTCACGCCGCCGCTCTTTTGAATGATCGAGTCAGCACCTCGAAGAATACCCATGAAGATGGTCTCACCTTCCCAGATATATGCCTCTGATGATGTAGCACCTGGCACAGCTGTCTCTCGCCGAGCTTGACCAACATATACATTAGGGATTCCAAGGATGTCGCGAAGCACAGCTAGCACAGCCTCATCGCTGAGAATACGATTCCCAGCAGATATGCCCTTGGTGCTGTCTCCTACATATCCTCTAACCTCGGGATTGCGAGCGAGCGCTCGAAATACATCACGACCAAAGATCAAAGAGTCGGGATCAATCCCATGTGCATTAGCAAAGACAGTATCTTTGAGATCGTGCAGATAAGTCAAAGGCTCAGCGCCCGCCGCATCGAACTTAGTTGCAGGACTCGCGGTATATGATGCAAAGTTAGTTACTGCATCAAAGAGAACATCAGCAGCTCTCTTCTCTTTAGCGAGCTTCATCACACGTCCGACTTTACGAGCTAAGCGCGCTTCTTCACTGCCAGGATATTGACTGTCGAAGATATCTTCCATTGCGATGGAATCAGAGGCCGCATAGATCCGAGCTTTGAATGTCTGTGAAGTACGATCAAAACCGCCGATGGTAGCGCGTGATGATCCAGGAGCGCGCTCAAGATCAAGACCAGCGCCGGCTCCCATGAAGTTTCGAGTCTCTTCAAGAAGAATTGTTCCCGATCGCTCAGGGATCTTAATTGTCTCAAAGACCTCGTCAGCAATAAGCTGGCTGTCGCTAGGAACAGCCTCAACAACTAGACTGCTAAGAATCTCATCAACAGGATGTAAATTTGAATATGAACTAGCCATAAGTCAGCTCCTTAAGGGATTAGGTTTTGAGGACCGGTGAAGTTGATCGTGATTTGATCAGACACAGCGCCGGCAACTTGATTGATGTTAGGAATCACAGAACCGATTGAATAGTTCCCTGTGGTCGCATGCGGCTTAACTTTACCAGCAGCTTGAGCCATCACTAAAGTAACGGTGTCCGCAATAGTCGCGCCTACAACAACTCGAGTGAGTCCTGAAAGAACAACCTCAACAGCGTCACCGCTTGCGCATGCTCGCTGAGCTACACCGATGATGCGGGTGTCTGTGGCAGCTGTTGAGACTGATACCTTGGCGGCTGTCGTGATGCTGACAAGTGCATATTCAGTAATAGCGCCATCAGCAATGAATGAATGAATGTTATCTGTATTAGCCATGATTAGCCCCCAAATGCTTTAGCATAGTAACTTGAATTGTCCGATTGAAATTGTGCCAGCGCTTCGCTGTATGTGATGCTCTTCTCTGTTGAGAGCTTGCGTACTGCCAAGTCAACAGACTTTTTGGTGATCTCAGCGCCGCTGGCACCATGACCGATCTCAGCCAAGGGCACCGATGATCCGGTATCTCGTTCTGAGAACATCTTCCAAAACTCAGGTTGAAGATCTCGTAGCTCCCAAGCTTTTTCTGCTGTGCTCTTTTCGCTCGGTGAAACTTTGCCCTCGCTAAGAAGCATGTCTACAGCGCGGCCACACTCAACAGCGTCACGCTCAGCGCGAAGCTTTTTAATCTCAGTATCTTGAGCGCTAACTTTTTCATTCAACGCTTGGATCTCAGACAGCATTACAGGTGATAGAGACTCACTCATTTTATACTCTTTCTTCTCGTCATGATCAGGACGGTCAGCTAATTTCTCAGCTTTCTCTTCATCCTCACCATCGTCATCTTTCATTGTTTCAGCTTTGTCTTTGTCGTCATCATCAGACTCAGCTTTCAATGATGCTTCTGCATCTTGCTTCATCTCATTGATTTGATTTTCAAGCTCTTTCAACATGTCATCTTTAGCGATGAGCATTTGCTTGAGCTCTTCAGGTGATAGGTTGTCAATACCGTCCATCTGAATCTCCTCTGTTAATGTTACTCGATCTATCTGGTCGTGAGACTGTGCAGGTCGAGGTGTAAGGGTAATAGCCAGGAGTTGAGCGTCTCCGACTTTGGAGCCTCCCAGTCTGTCGAATACTTCACCGGCTAGAAACTCAGGTGATGACCAGAGAACTCCACCGGCTTTAGTAACTACATCAAGACCGCGTTCATTATATGCAGGTGTTGCATAGAGCCCATCGTCTCTGAGGTCGAGATCAATGATGAGGCCTAGCGCGTTGCCTGATTCTGGCGGCGCTGGTGATCCAGATTGGAAGGGTGATGTAGCGTGTTGCCAGTCGATGATGACTGGGTCATTCTCTTTACGAGAGTTAAAGACTCTGACCATCTCAGTAAGCATCTCTACATCAATCTCTTTACCAATGGCATCACCGCTCATACGAGAAGACACCTGACCTAGACCCAGTGTCTTGAACGGCTTACCAACGGTTAACCCATCAGGTATCTCATAGCTAGAGACCTCAGAGAGCTGTACAGCTTCACCGTAGGCCCTGAGCGTTGATGGGCGCTGAAGCATCAAGCGCTTCTCAATCTGTTGCTTCTGCTTATATGAATGACGCTTGAAGCTTGTGTTGATGCTCCTATTTCGCTTTTTTGCCATCTCGCCTCCTTCTGATTAGTTGCTCAGTAAGTGCAGACACAGCACCACCACTGCCAATGCTAGACACTCGAGATATTGCTGAGCGCTGTGCATCCTCAGGTAGGTCACCAGCTCCTAGACGTTCTCTGATGGCTCTCTCAAGATCATCGTCAGGAGTGAGCAGACCGGACTGAACAAGACCAGGTAACATGCCTAGTGAGTCAGCTAGATCATCAGTGTCTAGTCCTGTATGAGTCAGCTTTGGTAGCTTGCTAGGATCGATGCAACCATAGTTCCAACGTATGAGCCGGCCTATGGTCCCACCGCCACTTCGACCTACACCGCTCGTTTGTGACGCTACAAGATCACATAAGTTGATAGCTGCTCTTCTGAAGATAGATAGATGAATCTCACCAACGCTTCGCGCACCCGTCTCAGTGTTTCCGAGATCAGCGAATTGAGCAAGGAACGCGCTGGCAATCTGTGAGTCACACTTAGTGATGATGTTGATCGGTCCATCAACATACAAGTTAGGGTTTGCTGCGTATGTA